ATGGTTCAGGTTCAGCTAACGCAGGTGGAGGTGGTGGAGCTGGAGGTTATAGAGCTTCTGGTTATGGACCAAGCCCATTAAGAGCTACTGCATTAAGTTTAGAAGAAGGAGATTATTCAATAACAATTGGAGCAGGTGGAGCACAAAGTACATCACCTGGCCCAGGTGGTTATGATGGTAATAATTCAATATTTAATCCAGGTGGTTCTGAAGGAACTACAATGATTACTGCGACTGCCGGTGGTAAAGGTGGTCAAGATGATAATTTTGGTGGTGGTGATGGAGGATCTGGTGGTGGAGGTGGAGCTAGAGGTGGTGCTACACCTGGTGGTTCAGGAAACACTCCTCCGTTTAGTCCCCCTCAAGGTAATGATGGTGGCGATGGTGCTGGTGGTTTAACACCTAGAGGACCACAAGGTGGTGGTGGAGGTGCCGGTGGTGCTGGAGGCAATGGTTCAGGAAGCAATGGTGGAGCCGGTGGTTCTGGAGTTCCTAATTTAATTGGTTGTGGAGCAACACCTTTTTCAACTACAGCATTTGCTGGTGGTGGTGGAGGTGGTAGTTGTTCAACTGGTGGACCTGCGAGTTCTGGTGGTGGTGCCGGAGGATCAGGTGGATCAGGTACTTCTGGAACAGCTAATACTGGTGGTGGCGGTGGTGGTGCTAAAGATGGTGGACCTGCAGCTGGAGAAGGTGGATCAGGAGTGGTAATTATGAGATTTCCTGGTTGTGCAACATTAGCTGTATCTCCTGGCACAAATTTAACAGGAACACATCCCGGTGGAGAAAAAGTTGCCGTATTCAAAACATCAGGAACATTGACAGTTTCATAATAAAATGTTATAATAAGTTCATAAAGACATATGAACCTTACAAACTATTATTGGTATTTTCAATCAGCAATTCCAAGTAGAATTTGTGATGATATTGCTAGATATGGAAAATCTATTCAAGATCAAATGGCAGTAACTGGTGGTTTTGGTGATAAAAAATTAACAAATAAACAAGTAAAAGATTTAAAAAAGAAAAGAGATTCTAATATTGTGTGGATGAATGATAGATGGGTATATAAAGAAATACAACCTTATGTTCATCAAGCAAATGCATCTGCAGGTTGGAATTTTCAATGGGATTATTCTGAGTCTTGTCAGTTTACAAAATATAAAAAAGGCCAATATTATGATTGGCATTGTGATAGTTGGGATAGACCATATGTAAGACAACAACCTAACGATCCATCACATGGTAAGATTAGAAAATTATCAGTAACAGTAACTTTATCAGATCCAAAAGATTATAAAGGTGGTGAGTTAGAATTTGATTTTAGAAATTTAGATCCTGATAAAAAAAGAAAGCCTGTAAAATGTAAAGAGATATTACCTAAAGGATCTTTGGTTGTATTTCCATCTTTTGTATGGCATAGAGTGTGTCCAGTTAAAAGTGGTGAAAGAAAAAGTTTAGTAATATGGAATTTAGGATGGCCATTTAAATGAGTTTTCCAAAACAATTACAATTAGAAGAATATTTTAAATGTCCTATATGGTGGGCAGATGAACCTAAATTTGTTAATAAATTAAATAAAGCTTCTGATAAATATATAAAAGAGTCACAAAAAAATTTAAAAAAAACAATAGACGAAAGAAATAAAAAGTTGGGTGATAAAGGCGACATGGGTCATGTATTTCATTCAACCACATTAATCGGTGATCCTAAATTTAAAGATTTACAAAATTATATTGGTGCGACCTCACATAATCTGTTAAGTGAGATGGGTTTTGATTTAACTAATTATCAAGTATTTATAACAGAGATGTGGGTACAAGAATTTGCTAAAAAAGGTGGTGGACATCATACTTTACACACACATTGGAACGGGCATATATCTGGTTTTTATTTTTTAAAAGCATCAGAATCAACATCATTACCAGTATTTGATGATCCAAGACCAGGTAATGTCATGAATCTTTTACCTGAAAAAGATAAATCAAAAATATCACATGCTAGTTCTCAAGTTTATTATAAAGTTAAACCAGGAAGAATAATGTTTTTTCCATCTTATATGCCACATCAATATATTGTTGATATGGGTTATGAACCATTTAGGTTTATACATTGGAATTGTCAGGCCATATCAAAAGGAGTGTTAAATGTCAGTTAAAGTTTTAGAAAATGTGTTATCAAAAAAACAATACACTGAATTAAATAATATAATGAGCAATGAATATTTTCCTTGGTATTTTAATTCTGAAAAAGTTAAAGGAGACAATAATTTATTTAGTTACCAATTTACTCATTTATTTTTTAATAATAATCAAATAAATTCTTCATGGTTCGAAAAATTAAAACCATTATTAAAAAAACTTAAAGTTAAAAACTTAATAAAAATTAAAGCAAATTTAAATCCAATAAGTCATAAATTAATAGAATTTAATAAACATGTTGATTATCCGTTAGATCCTAAACATAGAAGTATTATATATTATGTAAATACTAATAATGGTTATACTAAAATAGGTAATAAAAAATTTAAATCAAAAGCAAATAAAGCTGTATTTTTTTCATCTAATAATGAGCATTTTGGAACTAATGCAACTAATTGTAAAAATAGAATGGTAATAAATATAATGTATAAAAAGGAGTGTTAAATGTCGTTCAAGAAAAATAAATACAGTGTTTTAAAAGGAGCTATTTCAAAAGAATTAGCAGATTTTGTTTATAAATATTTTCAAAACAAAAGAAATGTTGCAAGAGTATTATTTGATTCAAAGTACATATCACCATTTACGGAATATTGGGGTGTATGGAATGATGACCAAGTGCCAAATACTTATTCACACTATGGTGATCTTGCAATGGAAACTTTGTTACAAGAAGTAAAACCTGTTATGGAAAAACATACAGGATTAAAATTAAGTGAGACTTATTCTTATGCAAGAATATATAAAAACGGAGATGTTTTAGCTCGTCACAAAGATAGATATTCATGTGAAATATCTACCACACTAAATTTAGGTGGCGACCCATGGCCCATTTATCTAGATCCAACAGGTAAAAAAGGTCAAGCAGGTATTAAAGTGGATCTAAAACCTGGTGATATGCTTATATATTCTGGTTGTGATTTAGAGCATTGGCGAGAAGAATTTACAGGTAAAAATTGTGGACAAGTATTCTTACATTACAACAAAGCTAATTCAAAAGCGGCTAAAGAAAACGCATTAGATAAAAGACCTTTATTAGGTTTACCAGCCTGGTTTAAAGGATCTAAGTTGACTACATCTAAAAAATAGTATATAAAATAAGTCTGTGGGGGGAGACACCACCAATCACCCTCCCCCTACTTAACCCTTTGAATTCTCCTTAAATCTGATATACAATTATTAAAACAGGATATTAATATGTTACAAAAGATAGATATCTTACCTGGGTTCAACAAACAAGTCACCCCTACAGGAGCAGAAGGACAATGGACAGGTGGAGATTATGTACGATTTAGATATGGCACACCTGAAAAAATAGGTGGGTGGAATCAATTAGGAGAAAACTATATAACAGGAGCTGCTCGGGCTCAACATCAATTTGTTAATAGTTCTGGTTTTAAATATTCAGCTATAGGAACTAATAGAATTTTATATGTATACACAGGAGGTGTCTTCTATGACATTCACCCTATTAAATCTACTAATACATTAAGTAATGCTTTTACTACAACTAATGGTTCTACTTCAGTAACTATTACTTTTTCTTCTCCCCATAATATTGCTGCTGGGGATATTGTTTATTTAGATAATTTTACAGCTATTACAAATTCTAATTATAGTGCTTCCGATTTTGACGATAAAAAATTTATGGTAACAACAGTGCCTACAGCTAGTACTATTACTATAACAATGTCTAGTGCTGAAACAGGAAGTGGTGCAACTACTTCTGGTGGTATTAGAGTTCAACACTATTATCCTGTAGGACCAGCAACTCAGCTTCCTGGTTATGGTTGGAGTTTGGGACAATATGGAGGTACTGTTTCTGGAGAAGCAACTACAACTTTAAGTGCTGGTATTAATGCAGTAACTACAACAATAGCTTTAACAGATGCATCTCAATTTCCTTCATCAGGTACTAACTACGTTCAAATAGGAACTGAAGAAATTTCTTACACAGGTATATCTACCAATACTTTAACTGGTGTTACTAGAGGAGTTAGAAACACCACAGCTGCTAGTCATAGTGGTGGAGATACTGTTACTAATACTTCAGATTATGTAGGATGGGGAGAAGCTGCTAGTGGAGACTATGTAATTGATCCTGGTTTATGGAGCTTAGATAGTTTTGGTAAAAAATTAATAGCTCTAATTCACAATGGTCCTATATTTGAATGGGACTCAGATGCGACAAATGCTACTCAAAATAGAGCAACCATTATCAGTGGTGCACCAACCGCGTCCCGTGATATGATTGTATCTACTCCTGATAGACACTTAGTATGTTTTGGAACTGAAACAACTATTGGTACATCTACTACTCAAGATGATATGTTTATTAGATGGTCTAATCGAGAAGATATTAATACATGGGCTATTACCTCAACCAATACAGCTGGTTCACAAAGACTGGCCGACGGATCACGGATCATGGGAGCTGTTAGAGGTAGAGATGCAACATATGTATGGACTGATACTGCTGCATTTACAATGAGATTTGTTGGAGTTCCGTTTGTATTTGCTTTTTCACAAGTAGGAACTAACTGTGGTTTAATTGGAATGAACGCTGCAATCGAGGTAGATGGCGCTGCATATTGGATGTCAGAAAATGGTTTCTTTAGATTTACAGGTAGACTAGAATCTATGCAATGCTTAGTTGAAGACTATGTTTATGATGATTTAAATACCACAGCTCAACAATTAATTAATTGTGGATTAAATAATTTGTTTGGAGAAATATATTGGTTCTATCCAAGTAATAGTTCAGAAGTAGTTAATAGAATGGTTAGTTATAACTATTTAGATTCAAGTCCACAGAGACAAATATGGGTTACTAGTAGTTTAAATAGAACTACATGGTCTGATTCTGCTGTATTTGGTAAACCCCATGGTACACAATACACAGCAGGGAATGACGTATCCTTTGATGTTGTAGGAAATACTGATGGTAGAACAGCATATTTTGAACACGAAACAGGAACAGATCAAGTAGAAGCAGGATCTACTACAGCTATTGCTGCCAGCGTTGAATCTGGAGATTATGATATAACAGTTACTAAAGAAGGAGGAGCTACGCTTCAAGGAGATGGAGAGTTTTTAATGAAGATTAGAAGATTCTTACCTGACTTCATATCTCAAACAGGCAATACTCAAATTACATTAAACCTTAGAGATTATCCTAATAGCTCACAAGCAAGTTCTCCATTAGGACCCTTTACAATTAGCTCAAGTACGACTAAAGTAGATACTCGTGCAAGAGCACGAGCAGTTTCTCTAAAGATTGCTAATACAGGAACAGCACAAGACTGGAAATTAGGAACCTTTAGACTAGACATACAACCGGACGGAAGAAGATAATGCCAATAGGAAGAATGCAATTACCAAGAGAATTAAGATCCAGTGGTGGAATAATGAGTATAGGTGACCAAGGAGGTATGAAAAATTATTTAGGTAATCAACCAATGGTTACCGCTCCTAAATTTTGGAGATCAGGACCTGAATCACCTCCAACAGAATTAGCTTATATTACAGATGCTGAAAAAGATTTGATTATGAGAGCGGATCTACATGGTTCGTTATCTCAAGGCCCTAATGAAGGTCCTTCTGGAATTATGTCTTTAGATTCTCAAGGAGATTATACTAGAGATAGAAGTCCAGCAGGTAGACAATCTAGTCCAGGAGGACCAGATAGAAGCAGCCAGGCTCAATCTCAACACGAACAACACATGAGAAATATTTTAACTGGTCAACAAAATATTGGTCAAACTGTACAAACAGGACCAAAGACTAGAAAATATGCTGTTCCAGAATATGTAAATGTTAAACAACCAGATGGTACTTACAAAAATAAATACATAGGTTCGGGGTATAAATCTTATGGTCAACCAAGTTTCTTTGGAAATTTATTTAGTAGAGGAGCTCCTGGTTATAGAGGCATAAAAGGAATGCCTGCTTTCTTTGGTAAACCTAAATTTGAAACAAGAGGTACTCCTGGAGGACCTAACTTTGGCTATTATTCTGATTATGAAAAATTTGGAGAAACGAGAGATGCATTTCCATCTTTTGGAATAATGGGTATTTTAGCAAACCTAGCAAATAAATTTAGAAAACCTAGAGATATGTCTCAATATAATCAACTTGGTTTATATGAAAATAGAGTAACTCCAACTTATTATAACGATTTTGATAATGAATTAGCATTAGGAACAAAAACAACACCATTAACACAAAAATTAATGACAAAAACTTATGAACCTAGTGGATCATTACCTCAAAAATTAATACCTTTAGAAGAAAAACAATTTATGGAATCTTTTAGAACAGAAAAAGCTCCAGGAGTTCCTTACAATAAGGCAGATTTTCCTTACTTAGGACCTAAACAAATTTTTAGTTCACCAGGCGTGTCTGCAGATGGTGTTACTCTTTATGATGCATACACTGGAGGAGTTAAACCTGTGGAGGCTCAAAGAATGTATAGAACTCCAAGAACAATCGGTGATCAGATGTATTATAGTACGTCTTTACCAGAAAATAATTTAAGAGCAGAATTAACTGATCAACAAAAAAGATTTATTGATAAGAAAAAATTTGCTTTACAAGAAGGTTTAATTTCACCTGGATCAGTTTATGACACAATAACTAATCCTGATTTAGGTGTTTATGATACTGGAATTTTTGGATTTGGTGAACAAGAACCTACAACAAAAGATGAGTATAATGATTATTTACAAAGCATAGGAGTAACAGCACAAGTATAATGGCAAAGATAGTACAAGTTATAACTAGAGCTTCAGAGCAGTACGATGCAGCTGTAGCTCACTCTTTAATAAGAGATTTAGATGGTGTAATAGAAAAACTAAACACCACATATCAAGAAGAAATAAAACAGGAAATAGAAGCATTTAACTTCTTTATAAATTAATGGCAGTAGTAAACGAATTTAAATTTTATGGAGTAGATAATGATACCACAGGTAATGCTCTTACTATGTTTGGTACCAGTGGAAGTGTTCAAAATCCACAGGCTTCTGAAACCTATATAGTTAAATCCATTAAAGTAACTTCAGCGTCAACGCCTACAGTTACAGTATTAAATAACGCTATAACAGCAATAAAATCAGCAGCTTTAACAGCTAATGAAACAAGAGAATTATTAACAATGCCTATGGTTGTAGAAGGAGGAACTACTTTGACAGTGCAGTCAAGTAATACAGGTTCTTTTGATGTAGCTATTAGTTATTTAAATATTAAAAAAGAGGTAGTAGCCTAATGAGTGATAAAATAACAATAGAAGGTAAGGAGATTCCTGTGATATATGCTAAAACAAAGACTATTATAAAGCATAAGACTACGGGAGAAGAATATACTACTGAAGATGAATGGAAAAACAAAGGAATTAACCCTGAAGATATTAAAAGGGACGTAATAGTGGAGGTGCCAAAGCTTGATTTATTTGCAAAAACCAAGTAGATTAATGATTTAGGCAAAATTATGGCAATAGACGATCAAATAGATTTAATGACAGAAGAGGAAATGGATCTTGGAACAGATCCAGAATTTCAAGATATCCTTAAACAATTAGGTGCAGATGAAGCTCAAGCTTTAATGCAATTAATTAAAGAATATAAAGATTTC